TAGATGTGCAAATTTAAATTTAGACATATATTTCTACATGTTTTTGATGTTTTCGTAAATTTATAATTTTAAAATCCTGACTTTGATAATTTATTTTGTCATTTATTCCGAAAACAGGCAACTTATTTATCTCCTCAAATTTTGTTATCATTATGCACCAAGTATATGTAATTTCAATTCCATTTATAAATTCTTTTGCTCTGTGTAATGCCGTTTGAACTGAACATTTAACATCCGATATAATAGATTCCGTTTCAACTGTTTTTCCGTCAATATTCTGAACAGAAATTGAAATGTAATCTATTATATCGGGTGATTTTGAGATCATACAGTTTTAATATCAGATGTTTCAATTGCAGCAGCCCAAAAATTCGGCATTTTTGCAAGTTCAAGTAATGCTTTGTCTGCAATTGCCAAGCTAACAGTATCTGTTATTTTTTTGTAAACAACATCTTCAGCAACTACTGCCAGACCTGTACTTGCAACTGCTCCGGATGATGTTGAATAAACTACTTCATTTATTAATAAGGTTACAACATCATTAACAGTAAAGGTGTCATAATCTTCGCTTGATTCTGTGTCAATTGCAGATATTGTCCTACCGGTTGCTCCGTCAAAAAAAGCATCACCTATACCGAATGAATGATCTTTGTACATCTTTATTGCTACTCCTGCCGTTACAGCTTCATATACCTTTCCGGATTTATACAAAATATTACCACCCGGAGATAATACAGTTCCTTTTTTTACAACTAATGCAACAGGTATTTTCATATCTGCATGAGTAATTGTAAATGATCGGGGCGGGCTTTTTTCAATTATCGGATTTGGATAATTTTTATAATCTGTTCGTTCCATTTTATTTAATTTAACAGTTAATAATTATTTTACAAAAGTCTTTAACAAAAAATTACCTTTATTTTTTTTCACAAATTTTTCAACTTCTGAAATGTGGTAAAATTCTGATACTTTTGTTTTTTTCTTTCCTTTTGTTATCTCAAAAACCTGCTCTGTTTCTTTGCCGTCTGCAACTTTATATAATTTATAATATTGTATCATAATGAATTAATTTGAATTTTTGGTTTTGTTCCTGCTTTTTCGTTAGGTAAATTATTTTTCTCAAAAATTGAGTTCATTAAAATTTTCAATTCTTTTGCATTTACTACAATTTTTAATTTTCCCTCTGAAAAGTCAGGATGTGTTAATTCTACTTTATAAACATAAGCACTGCAAAGCTCTATTGTTAATTTATTATCTGCCGTATAATCTTCTGTTGCATTTACATTATTATCTAATAAGACTTTTTTATGTAAATTTGGCAAATCTAAATTACTTAAACTTTGCAGAGCTTCTAAATTGGTCATTTTTACAATACTTTTGCTGTTAATATTGCTCTTGATGCATTCCAAGCTATCATTGCATTTAATTTTGCTTTTGTTATATCTTGAACCGGATCAGGTATTCCGTATTGCTGAATAGTAACACCGTCTGAAATTCCCGTAAGTACTGCTTTATTTTTTACCAACATTTCTGCAGTTGGTGCATTAAGAGTAACTCCCTGCTTAATGTCTGAAACTAAAGATACATTATCAGCGTTCCAAGCTCTCGCAGTGTAATCCCACGTACCATCCGCTTTAACATAATTAATATTATCTTCTACTATTCTTATTTCAGGTAATCTTGCACCTTTTAATATAATATTAATTGCATCTAAGGTAACAATACCACTCTTAACAGCCGTATTTCCAACTGAATAGGTACTTTGAGCAATTACTTTTTCGCAAGCCGCAAAAGCATTAAAAGCAGTATCTTCCATTAAAATATATTTGGTGTTATAACCTTTGTTTTTTCTTGCTTTTTGCCATGTTTTAATATTTGCAACAGGATCAGCGGTTGCTGATGCACTCCAAAGAGCTGTTCCTGTTAAAGTTGGTTTCTGCCATATTTCAAGACGATAGTCAATTGTATCGACTATATGTCCTGCATTTGTATCAGAATTAAGGTTTATTACGCCTTTATTTGACATTAACTGCATCATATAATAATCAATTCTTGTTAAACAAGCATTTTTTACGAAATTAAGATTATCATAAATTTTTCCAACAATTAAAGCTTTTTTTCGATCGGTTAAACCCTCAAGTAATATAATAACTTTCTCACCTAACATTCGTTTGATTGAAATAGGAGGAATATCACCTCTCATAGTGATAATATCATTATATTTTACTTCTTTTGCTGCTCCGCCATACGCACCTGTAAAAGCTGCAACATTTATTCCGGCAACTTCATCAATAGTTTCAAAAGTTAATTTATCAGTATTTTCGATAGGAAAAAACTCCTGAAAAATATGATTGTTATTTTCAAGTCTATTTAATAAAGCATAATAACCTTTTTCTGTTAATATATTTTTAAAATTTGATACTTCCATTATTCTTCTTTTTTAGTTCCGAGTTTTTCATCTAAAATTGTATTAATTTCAGAAACACCACCATCGTTAGTATTATTTTGACTAATATCCGGTTGCCCGTCAACTTTTTTTAGATCGTTTTCTCGGATTTTGGTTAATATTTCAATTTTTTTATCAATATCCGTACTCGTTGTGTCTGCATTTATATCAATAAATTCAGAAAATTCAGGTGGTAATTTGTCAAGTTTTTCTTTTACATAATTTTTTAAAGAATCAATTGTTTTTTCACTACGAAGTCCGGAAATATCTGTGTTTATTTTTTCAAAATTTTTATTTATTCCTGTCATCAATTCCTTTAACATCGTTTCTGTTGTATTTGTTTCTTTGCCGTCTGATTTTTCTAAATTTTCTTTTAATTTCTTTTCTTTTTGTTCTTCATCCCATTTTGTTCGCAAACTACCCTCTCTTGCATTATATTGACTTTTAAAATCGGCAAACTTTTCATCTGATAAAAGTTCTTCTAAATTCTTAGGCATTGTTATTAAATTAGATTCTTCTGATTTTTTTAACTCCGCTAAAAATTCTGATTTTAACTTTTCATCAGCTATTTTGTCAGCTAATTCTCTTAATATTTTAAACATATTTCTATTTTTAGTTAAATTTATGTAAATATACGTTATATCTTTTTTTGTTTATTTAATTTAATGGATGTATATTTGTATCCATGAACATAATTGAAATATTAAAATCAGAAGATTATAAGACTTTTTTACTTAAAAATCTTACTCAAAATCAAAAAGAAAGTATCCTTTTAAAATACTTGATCAAAATAAGAGTAGAAGAATTGTTAAGGCTTAATTTTAATTATGAAGAAATATACAGATTTTTAGCAAGCGAGGGATTTGAAGTATTAGACGGAAATAAGGTTTATTTGTCAAAAATTACAATTAAACAATATTATTTGCATTTAAAATAGGTATTATGGGAAGTGGTAAGATTATAAAAAAATATTATTGTAATGACGAATGTAGTCAATCCGGTTGCAAAGGGCATATTATGGAAGTTGAATACAGCAACACCAGTGATGTTGTTAGCCTTACAATTGATAAGAAATTTATTACTACATTTTCTTCTGAATCTTTAAATACATTTTTGAAAATTTTAAAAGATACTGACGGTATTTATTTTATTAATGTATAAAAGATTCTAAAAAAATATTATTTACATTTAAAATAATTATTATGGGAGTAGATATAGCAATAATTAAGCCTTTTGTATTAGAAAAAAAACATCATAAAGATATTGATTTTGCGTATGCAGATATAGATAGCGATTTAATAAAATTAAAATCAAATAATAAAGTGGGATTTTTTGAATTTAATAATAATTTTATAGATAATAAACCTGAATGGGTTGACAATTATTTATTAAAAAATAATAAAGAGTTATATTTTACATATAAAAGAAATTGGTTGTTTTGTCGAAGGCATGATTTTTTTGACATAGGTAGTAAACATTATAAAAATTATCCTCTCGGTTATTATTCTACGAATGTAGTATTTTTAGAAAATCTTTACGCTTTTAGACGATTTAATCACAAATATCAAAATAGAGAATATTATTTTATACAAAAAGAAAAAAAAAGGATTAATAATTTTCTTGATTTAATTGAAAAACATGAAAAAATGAAATTAATTACAATAATATGGTAAATAAAATATTATGACAAAAGAAGAATTTAAAAAGATATTCAACATTGATGATGAAGAATTAGAAAAATTAATTACTTATACAAAATTTCATTTTTCTGAAACTGAAAATATGTTTGAAGAAATAGCCATGTTAGACGTTAAGGCAAAGCATTTTGAACCCTTTATATTTATTTATATTTTAGAAAGTGCAGTATATCAGATAAATGTCAGTCTTGCATTTTTCTTATATATTTTACTTTGTTTTATGAAAATGAAATTTAATTTAACAAATAACGGATTCCCGGACTTTTTAAATATGAATCATTATGCTGTTAATATTGTAAGTTCAGAATATAAAATAAAACAATTAAGAAAATGCTTTAAAAAGAAAAATAAAAAAGCCCCGATCTCTCGGAGCTTCTTAACTTAACCTAAACTATTACCATGAAAAAGTATTACAAATATACAAATTATTTTACAATTGAATTATATCTGTTATTCTTTCTCCTTTTTGTTCAATCCAACAAAAATTCCCATTTTGTGAATAAATCAAAAATATTTTTTTTCGTTTCAATCTTCTTTTTGTTATTTTTCTTTTTCTTTTTGATTGTAATTCAGACAAAACATTTTCACACAAATTATCAATTTTTTTTAATCTAATATCCCATAATTTTTTGGCACTTTCATAAATTAACTGCATTATTTGATGACTATTTTTCTCACATTCATCTTTAAACTCTTGAGGAATATTTAACATTTTTTCTACAAGTTCTTTTTTCTCCCTTTTTTCTCTTTGTAATATTCTTTTTAATTCAAAATTAATCTGTTTTGCAATAAGATTGCCGTCTCCTTTTAATATTGTATTTTTATATTTTTTCATACCCAAAGATACAAATTTTTATATTAAATCTTTGAAATATTGAGGATTTTCTTGAATAAAATAAGGAGTAGTTTTCAATTTGTTAATTTTACTTGCATTTTTTTATATTTCCATATGTAACCACCGGCTGTTTTTAATCTGCCTGTACAATTTTTCCATATTGAATGGTTGTTTACACTTGTATCTCTTTCGGCTTGACACATTGAATAAAATTCATTTACATAATTTCCTTGCAAATCATATTGAATTACTGCTCTGTTTTGTTTATTGTTAATACCATTCATTCTGTCTGAATAATATCTTCTTATGTTTTTCTTCCATGTTGTTAATTGAATATTGTCTAATGAATATGTTTTATAATCATCCAACCGGTCTATTGAGGGTTTGAACTCTTTTTTGTAATCTGATTTTACCCAATTATTATAAAGTTCTTCAAAATTCGGCTGTAAATAAATCCATTCTCTTAATTGCTTTAAATTATATTTCGGCATTTCTCTATTTCTTTTTATACAAATGCCTCTTTGAGAGCTGTACATATTTGCCGTTAAAGCAATTTTTGATTTACTTCTTTCTTTTGCTTTCTTATTATCACAATATTTACATATATTTTTTCTATATATTTTATCTTTCCATTTACATTTTCTAAAATCCACAATATTGTGAATCTTATGACATCTTGTACATTTTTTTGTTTTCATTACACTTAAATTAGATAATACACTTTAAAAGAAATATTGTCAGCCGTAAGTGCTTCGGGTGTCCTTTAATAGCTAATTAAAGTTAGACAATACAAATATAATTAAAATATGTTATAATATACGATTATTTTAATAAATTATCGTAAAAACTGGGATTATCTTGGATGAAATATGGAGTTGTTTTTAATTTATTAATATTGTTTTTTTTAGACTTAATATAATTGGTTGCTCTTTTTGGCATTTTTCTAATAGGGTTTAATTTTACCGGTCTATCTGCAATTATCTTTGCAGTTTCTTCTTTTGTGTAAAGTATTGGTACTGAATAACATACACACGCAGGATGAAAACCGATAAAGTTGTAATCCTTTGGGTATGAGCCGATTAAGTCATCACACACATCAAAAATATCATGTGTTCCTGAAAGTTTAATTTCAATTCCTTTAATAAAAGGTAATCTTTGTCTTATTTTATTGTCTTGATTTCTGTATGCTGAATTAATTTCCGACCGTACAAGCCGAAAAGCGTTTTTTTTAGCAGATTTGTAAACACCCTGACCCGGTTTATACAATTCTGTTTTTTTCTTTAATGAATAATATTTTGAACTACCGATTTTTCCCTGTTCGTATAATTCTGTAATTTCTGAAATATCTAAAGTGTGGGGATTGTTAAGTAATCTTGTAAGTTGTAATTTTATTGTGTGTGCAGATTGCCCCTCAAGTAATCCGGATTTTAACACAGAATCTAAATTATTGTAAAATCCTTTATTAATATTCCATACAGATTTTGAAACTGTTTTTACATTTGGCTTGTTGGGCCTGCCGAGCCAATTTTTTACAAGCCCGGTTTTTACTTCAAGACCTGCAATTGCATTGTTTATTTGAACTATATTTTTTCTTTGAGAAAGCTCAATAGCCGCAAACTCATAATCTTTTAATATTTTATTATAAGTATTTACAAAATCTTTTTTTAGCCGGATAACTCTTTCTTGAAGTTTCTTATTAATTCGAGGGTCTTGGATATATGAATTTGAAAGAATTGCAGTTAAATCATTAATCGTTACGGCAAACGCCTTGTTAATTTGGCTTATACTGCCGTTTTTGATTTTCTTTAGTAATAGTTCGTATTGTTTATCAATTTCCACTATTTACAATATTTTATAGTTTTATTAAAATTTTCAATCATAATTTCCATACTTTCCTTAGTGATAAATTCCTCCTTGCATCTGCCGCACCTATATTTATAAAGCCAAAATATTGTGTGATTATTTGAAATTATTATTTTTATCGGTTTTGCTATTTGACACAGGGGGGGTTGTTTTCCACAAATAGGACATAAAATAATTGTTTCCGGACTTTTATTAAAAACTCTCATAGGTTTTTATTCATCTTTTTTAAATTCAATATTATATTTTGATAATAAATCCATAAATTTAGCCATATGAAAAAAATAACTGTTCGTACTTGTTCTAATTAATCCTATTGATATGATTTCAAGGCTATCACCTTTAAGGTATCTAATAAATAGTGTTTTATTTATTTCTCCAGTTATTTCATAACAAAATTTGACTTCCGGATGTAATTCGTTTAAAATTTGTTCAAGAAGTTTTGTGTTTGTATTTAATAATTCTTTAAATGTCATATTATTTAGATTTTTGTTTTTTAATTTAATTTCCAACATTTTTTTTGAAATTATCTATTCCGTTTTGTAAAATTTCTTCTTTGCTTGCTTTTTTTGGTAAAAGATTAACTACCGATTTTTTTAATTCCTCCCCTGTTAAACTTACATCTTTATTGCCAAAACTTTTTAACCAATCTTCAAAATCTTCAGCTTTCCCACCGTCATTTAAATATTGCAAATAAATTTCTTGATGTTCTTTTTCTTCATCTGATACGCTTATTTTTGCAACATCTTTACTGATTTCTTCAATAGATTCCTTTAATATTTTAGAAAATTTATTGAGTTTAACGGGGATAACCCCCCAATGTCCTGTATCGGACGGTACTCCGGGTTCATGAAGCGGCTGAACAAAAATATTAGTTGTTTCCTTGTTTATTTCAACCTCAAAACGATACATTTTTTGAGGACTGTTATATGAAATAAATTTAGTGCTGCCGACTTTATATTTAACTTTTTCAAGCCTTTTTAAAGCATTTGTAAACACTTCATCTTCTTGCCAAACTAAATTCAAATGTTTTTTTATTGATTTTGTAAAACCTCTTTTTCCAAGCTCTTTTAAAAATCCTTTCAATGCCTTTTCGGCTTTTTCTTGATTATTCATAATTATTGATTTAAAATTCTGTATTTAAAATATCTTATTAATTGTCTTTTATTTTTAAATATTGGTTTTGATTTTTTTATTATAATTATTTTTATTTTGTCTTTAAAAAAATTAATTAAACCATTTTTGTCATATATATATAACAATTTTGCTTCATAACTATTTAAGATAATACTTAACATATCTTCAGAAATATACATTTTTTTACTTGAAACACCTTTTTCTTTTCTGTATTTTATTACCTTAAAAATATCTGAAATTGGACTTATTTCAATTAATGTTTTTGGTTTTTTCATTATTTAGCAATATCAATATAAGTTTTCATTAAATTTTTTGTACACATAAATTCATGCCAATATTGCTTATATTTGCCGTAAACTTTATAAATAATTAAAGTTTCATCTTTATACGCTTTTGACGGTAAGACATAACAAATATGAATTTTCATCGGTTTTGCTCCGAATGGTATTTGTGCTTTAAATTTCTGACCTGCTTTAAATTCCATAATTTAAATATACTATTTATTTTTCTTACAATTCACTGCACTCATACCAACATGCAATCGACGCTATCATAAACCTACATTGGTTTTCTTTACGGTTGCTATTTAATTTATCTATAATAAGTGTTAATCTAATCCAGTCGACAGAAGCATCAATTTCTCCTGTTACCTTTTCGGCAGTTTCTTTAATATCAAACCTCTCACCATTCGTTAAAATTAATGTTGTCATATTATTTTTTTTATACAATTTACTATTTTTTTTGAGTTTTACGTGTATTTATCCGTATGTTATAAAACACAATCCTATCTATTTTTGTAATTACAATTGAAAATCCTTTCTGTGCTTCAATAAAATAAGAATATTGATACTTGTTTATATCATTTATCTTATATACTTCTGTTGTTTTCAAAGATTAAAACTTCCTGCTTCAATTTGATTTGCCTCAAATTGTTCATCTTCTTTTAATAATTTTTTTTCATCTTCAACATTTTTCACATACGGATTGTTTGCTAATGCTGTATCTGTACTTAATATACCTGACATTTTAGCATTTGATAAACTTTCAATTAATTCTTTAACGTTTTCCGGAATAGGATTACTAAACTTCATACTCATATCTAAAACATCATATTTATTATCAGATACAGAAATACTGTTAAGTACTGATTTGTGGACATTTATACGCCTTTGAAATTTAAAAAAAGCATTTTGAAGAATTTCACTTAAAGCTATTGAATCCGTAAACATTATCAATAAAGCTACGCCTGAAACATTTCTTAAACCTTTTAAATTCTCAAGTGATAAATCGGCTGTTGAAGTAAGAAATAATATAAAATCCTTAAGGTTTTCAAGCTCAAAGATTGCCGATTCCGGCCGTTGTGTCCAAACTAAATATTTAGCATCAGCAGCTACTTTATCCCCATTTTCATCCATTCCTGCCAAGTTCATGACGCTTGTTATATTTCTTATTAATATTTCTTCTTCTTCTGAAAATTCTTTATTATTATCTTTTAATGATTTTACAAGCTCACCGATTAGCATTAGTATGGGAAATGCGAAATAATCATTAACATCTCCGAGCGTTGATGCCATTAAGTTGTATCTGTCTAATAAATCCTTAACTTGCCATGCAAGCGGTTCTTCGACAGAATAATAAACAATAGGTATTTTCTCATATGTTAAAGTATCAGATATTTCTCCTTTTTCATTTATATAAGGTATTTGAGTATATACACTACCAATCTTACTATACTTAAACATTTCTTTTTCTGTATAGATTTCCGTATATTCTACTTTTTTAACTTTTAAATCAATAAATTCATTTAGTGTATAAATTCTCATAAAAGCATCTAAATTGCCTTTTTCATCAAAAAAAGGATACAACTGCTCTGTTTTAGCAGATAAAAACTGATATTTTATTTTGCCGTCTTGAGCGTATATAAATTCTGCCGATTCTGAATAACCTAAAGTTTCAACACCTACTTTGTTATTTATTGCATCTGTTTTGGCATCCTTATAAGATTTTTTAAATTCTTCAAATAATTTGAGATTTTCATCGGTAGGATTGTCAAGTATAAGTTCAGGGTCTTTACCAAATAAAAAAAATACAGCCGTATCAGTAATTTTTTTATATAAATTAAAGACTAATTTGTTTAATTTGTCTCTTTTGCTTGGATCGTTAGGATGGGGCCTATCTTTTACGTCTTGAATACCATTGTAATATTCTATATATTTTTGAAGATATTCAGGCTTTTCGGTTTTTAAAAATTTAATTATCTTTTTAATCGGCAAATCTGAATTTATTATTTCTAAAGCTCTCATAAGTGCAAATATACAATTATTTTTAATTATAAGCCGATTTGGGACAAATTTGTTATTCTCTGAGTTTTTCTCTGACTTAAAATAAAGTTTTTAATTATAGCATATGAAATTAAATCTACATGTTCATCATGCAAATCATTCGGGAATTTTCTTAATTGTTCTAAAAAGGCATGATTCCATTCTCCTTTTATTAGTTTTATTTTTTCGCTTTCACAAAACGCCAATCCTGCATCTGCTCTTTCTTCTTTGCTTTTATTGACGTATTTGTGTTTAATTTTTATTGCATTGTATCCTTTTTTATTTAAAAGTTGGGCTAAAGTTATTCCGGATGCTTTCGGTTCAATATATACAGGATATTCTTTTCTAAAATCATTTGCTGTTGAAAAATTATCAATAAATTTTAATAATTCAGGCATTTCAAGGTATTTGTCAATGCTTATTTTTATATATAAAATTTCTTTATATTTGCCACAGATCATTAAACCGGTAGGATCGTTTGCTGTCGATTTTGTATATGCCCCGTCAATGAACATCTGCCATTTAACGGCATTCGGAACAGATGTTTTATTTATTATTTCAAACCATTCGGATTTAAACTTATTACCCTCATCTTCTTGAGGATTTTGCATATATTGTGTTTCAAATGTTCTTGAAGTAAACGGAGATGTTCTTAATTTTTCGATCTTTTCTTTGTTTAATTTCCACTCCCAAAGTGGTTTCCCTTTTGAAATAACCGGTAATATGATGTTTTTTATTTTTTCATCTTTAAAAAATTCCATTAAAACAGCGGCGGCATCATTTATCCCGGCTCTTTGTTGAA